GTCGGAGGTCCCTGTTAAGGAACCCCCTTAATTGATATTACAGTGTAGCTGGTCCGAAGAAATCAGATTGTGCTGACAAAGTAACTGTCGCAGTTGTTGCGTCTGTTAACGCAGGGTTAACCAAGATAGCTTCAATTTTTCCTGAGAAATAGAACTCTGTGTTCTCTGGAGTAATTGTTGCATCTGCACCTTCGTCTTCAGTAATAGCAGAACTTGCCATCATGAAACGGAAGATACAAGGTGTACCAATTAGGTCGTGGATTGCTGACATGTCGCCCGCATTGTAGTTTACAGTAACTTCTAATGAAGGAGCGTCTGCTTGACCTTGAACCTGTGAAGATGTCTTTTGACCGTAAACAGGAACGTTAACGATGTTAGCTGGTGTACCAACTGATGGGAATTCACGTACTGAAGGCATACGTACATGGTCTGCGTCTGCAGTACCCGGTGTTGCACCAACAAATAGAGCCGCACATTCTGCAGCTGTGTCTGTGTTTGCTGGGATTGTTCCCTTAAAGATGTCTAAGTATGTGAATACTCCTGCACCCAATGATGAAATATGTGCCATTTTTTATTCTCCGTAATGTGTAAATGGGATTATGTAAGATGCGCTATAAAGCGACTTATTAGAAGGGTCTAAACCCTCCACTGTTAAATATGATGTTCCTAGCTTTGTACCGTTAGATAGTGTTTTATTGTCGAGGATAGTGTCAAGTAAGTTGGCAATAGCCATTAGTCTTCCCTGACCGTCACCAGCCTTAACAAATATTTTTACTGCTACGAGACCTGTAATCTCTTTACTAACTCCATACGCATAGTTTTTACTAGATGATGGAAGTACGTTCATCAAGACGTATTCATTATTAGATTTCTTATTACCTAAGTAGTTTGTAGGATAAGTCTTAATATTGTTTACTGTCCATGCTGATGAACCAAATACTGTTTCAACATCTCTAAGTATTAAGTCATACATTATAAAGTCTCCCTTGCCAATTTCAATGTTATTACAAATCCATCGTCTTGAAAGTCTGTTATACTGTATACCGAAGTACCTATAGTTATAGTATCGTAACCATCAACAGCAACATTAGATTTCATCAGAGCTTTGATTGAAAAGCTTCGTCAGAAGATTTGTTGGCTGTTTCTAGAAATACTTTAACTGTTTTACTAGTTGTAGTAGCTACTGCTTGCCCTGTGGCAAAGTCATAACTACTTGCGTTTTTATTGGATAAAGTTCCAGAGACCGCTAAGTCCCCGATAGCCGCAAAAGCCTTATCTACTGCCGCACTAACTTTAGCCTTAAGTGACATTAATTAGACCTCCACCAACTAGCTCCCTGACCTATTGAACCCTTAACAATTAAAGGTTTGATAGACTTGTTTGCTTGAGTTGACTTAATTGGAGTTCTAGTAACGTCATTATTGCTATCTGATATAGAGATTGACCCAACAGAAATACTCTCAAAAGTTTGAGTAGTACCCATTAGTAAATCTTCGTTATCAATTAAGTGTAATGCTTGCTCGTAGACAGCCACTTTAACACGACTCGGTATCTCGGATTGAGTAAACGTAACCGACAAACCTAAACGGTTGTCTATATAAGTTGCATTTTTCCGAGGCCAAGCCAAAGCTTGTGAGGAACTAACAGCAGAACCAATCCAAGCGTGGTCATCAACAATCTGTGTTGCTGTAACCAAAGCCTGTTCTCGAATCTCGTCTGTAGCGTTAAACCAGTTAGCACTATCAATACGAGTTTCCAAGTAGTCATCAGCATCTGCAATTTCTACATAGCTGTTCGTATTAAGAACTAGAGCCATTAGTTCCTCCTTTTATTTATGCGTGGAAGATTGGTAAGATGCCTAAGTTTAAGCTATCCATCTTACGTGTGTAAGAACCACCAGCACCAAGAACTGCGTTTGAAGCGAATGCATTTGATGCACCAGCCCAGTCGTAGCCCATTGGATGGTTGATGTAACCCCAACGATACCATACGTTTGTTGAACCACCACCGAGGTAGGACGCAGCAGCGCGGTCTACTTCAACTGGAGTTGGCATGTTGATTGCAGTTGCAGCAACAGAACCTGGCTTAACAATGAAGGTACACTTAGAAGAAGCAGCGTTCAAGTCGCCAGCTGTGAAGCCAGAAACCATTTGGTTCGCACGAGTCATAACCAAGCGGAATTTGCCGCCGAAGATTGTTGAGAACTCAAGGTTGCCATCAGTAACCATAGTTTCGTCAACTAGGTTAGCAGCACGCATTTCAGCCATTACTTCTGGTGAAGTAACCATGTACATGAAATCAGGCTCGTGGTCTTTGAATGTCGCGCCGATAGATTTGAACAAACGCTCACCACGGGCAGCGCCCATAGCAGAAGAGTCGAACAATTTACGTGCGTCAGATGCGCCAGTCGCAGCAGCACCGTGTAGGCCAGCAGCGTTGATGTCGCAGAAGAAGCCAGTTGCAGCTACGTCAGCATCTGTATCATAATCGATGATACCACCGTTACCAGAACCAGCAAGGTCACCAAGAGCAACTTCGCTCAATGCTACACCTTTAAGGACTGACAACAAAGCGTCATGCTCGTCTTGTGCACGTACTTCAGCGAAGTCACGAGCGATTTTAGCTAGACCGTCTTGCTTAGAGACAACTTCTTGCATGTTAACTTGCTCTGCACCGAATGTGCGAACAGTCTTAACGAAGTTAGCAACGTCTGTTGCGATGTCAGTGTATGTACCGTCTGTAGCAGTAGACAAAGAAGCAACGTTTACGTTTGCTGACAATGGTTTGTACCAGCGGAACTGACCGACGAAAGATTCGCCAGATGCGTCGATGCGCTGGTCAGCAGCAACGATGCCTGTGCCGTTTAGTTTCTTAGCAGAAGTGTAAGCTTCGTCTGAGTAAGCAGAGATTGCAAGAGCAATATTCTGGAAGTCTGTGTTTGTAATAGCC